CATATAATCATAGATAGTACCGTTCGCATATCCAGTCGAGGCAGGGGCAGCCATAATGGGCATAGTAAAGTCAGTTGAATCTCCCGGATTGTCCTGAGCACCATTGAATTTCTCCCATTTAGTCCAAAGTAGACGATTAGGAACGAAGAAAAAGAAAGTATCCATGAACAGATTGTCCATGAAAGGATGAATAGGTGTAGCCAGACGGGCGAAACCCGTCATATTAAGGTTAAAAGTATCACCGGGTACTACTTCATCACATAAAATAGGAATGAGATAACCGGAGTCAAATGTAGTTTTTAAACCATGTGAACGATTGAATTTGGAACGTGGAATGTCGACGGACGGAGCATGTCGGAACATATGAGTCATAACAGATTTCATTAGTCGGAACCTCCTATAGCGTGAATGTTGTTATTGTGTTGAGTTGCTTTGAATTCTACAAGACAACCAAGAGAAGTTTTGAAGGATTTAATTGAACCGTCACGATCATCAAATTCGCCTAGAATGAATAAGGTAAAGTCAGCAGCATGACGAGTAAAATTATGTTCAGGATCAAGCAGACAATCAGATATAGCTCTAATGGCCATTCCATTAGTTTCGAAATAAAACGGTTGTAGATAGGCTTCGGCTTTTTCATCATAAACAGAAAAGATTTTTTTTGTCATTGTTCTAGACCTCCAGAGAACGGGTTAATGTTTTAATGCGAGACATAAGAACCTTTTCCTTAGTCCGCAAACGAGAGATAGTATTATCATCTTTTTCAGTAGCAAGTTTTTTTCTTATAGCTTTAAGTTTTTTGTTTAGCATTTCATCATCTTTTTCAAGTAATGAATAATAATAGTCGGGGATAGTACATTCTTTTCCACGCACTATTACTTTATCATGCGGGAAAAGATCAGATTTAAATTTATCATACCAGTATTTTCCAATCCCCGGGCGACGTGACATAGTTGCATACTCAGGTTGCAGATCGCCATAATGGTCAGCAGCTTTTTCGCCAGTTACCTTTTTTGTTATATATCTAGCCACATATGCAGCAGACTCAAAAGTAACATCGCCGATAACGCAATAGCCAAAAGGCCACAGACTCGACAACGCCTCGGAAACATATAAGCGATTGTCATCACGGATTGCGAAAAGCTCTTTATCATTGAAGTCAAAATTGAAGAGACAAGCGTGGTAATGCGGTCTATTGAATTGTTCACCATATTCGCCACAATGGAAGAAACGAATACCTGGCGGTTGTGTTGGATATTTTTTGCGTAACCTTTTCATAAAGTCCTGAAAATGTTTTTTATGCAAAGAACCATCCGCAGGTAAATTCTCGTTTGAATAAGTTAACGTAATGAAACAATTATTATCATACATACTTGCCTCATGTACACATCTAACCGCCCATTGACGAGATTTTTCTAAGCGGCAACCCATACATTGACCGCAAGGCAGCTCTACAGGTAAGTCTTTAAAACCATGATTTTTGTTAAAGACGATCCCACGCCTGCCAGATGAATTAGCGACTTTTGACCTCCAACCCTGTAAAGGATTGAAACAAGGCATTAGAGTCGTATACCTCCTCGCAACGGAGAATAATTATTTTTCCCGTTGACGCGTACCGCGTTACGTCGAAAGTTTCTTTTAGATTTTCTGTAATTCATTTTTTTACGTCGCATTTTTTTGCTCCTTTTTTTAGTTAAGACACCTAAAGGTGTCAGTGGGGACAGTTACATCAAGAAGGAACTGTCCCCACCGACGAGCTATCCCCTGTCAGGGAGGTCAGGGATAGCGAAGAAATCCCGAACGAACGATAGTACGGGTAGCAGATTATCATCAAATTTGCTTTCGCTGTTTTCAACAGCGTTTTCAACGGAATCAATCCATTGATCGAGTATAGCTTTGAGCTCCTGAGTATCCAGAGCTTTTAGGAAATTTGCCAGAACTTGACTGACAACATAATCAAGCATGCGATTTTTAAAGGACATAGTTTTAGCCCTCCGCTACCGCGGGTACTTCCTCTCCAGGTGGAACCGGAGGTTCCACTTGGACAGGAAGGTCAGGGAGTAAACCAAGATCACGCATTTCACTTTCGTTAGAAGGATCGCCAACAAAGTCTATGAATTCAGCAGGATTATTATTAAAGCGATTACGCACAGAAGAAGGAAGAGTCTCAAATGACTCATTAGCATCAAGAACTTTGTTTAAGGCATCATGATAAGTAGGAACATCTACGAGATCATCATAGTTGCCCATATGTTTTTGAACATGAGTTACAAGACCAGTTTTAGTATATTTACGCATGATTTGATTGATATCACATTCATCTTTAAAAGATTGTTTTACGTGTGATTCAGGAGAAATGAATTTCTTAGATTGTCGTTTGTTTTGATAAGCACTTGCAAATTTCATTACCTTTTACCTCCTTTTAAGGGATTTATTAAAATCCCAGTGTTAGGTAGAACATTATTGAAAGCATCAAGAGTATTTTTAAAATTACGTAAGTTAGGATGATTAAGCCAAAAGCGTGCATCACGACCTTGAACATTTTTTTGTACTTTCGCTAGATCAGCCATAGCCCGTGCAGTTTCTGAATTAGCCTGTTGTTCGGCAAGAACAGCATCGAAGAATTCAGGGGAGATACGGGCTTTTTGTTGGAGATTAGTATACATAGAGTTATTCATTTTAGCTTGTGACCTGGCACTATTAGCATTAGCAGCTAGAAGATCATTTTCATTTTTAAATTTTTTCATAGCTAGAGAAGAGTTAATACCAGTAGCAGCACCAGAAAAGGGATTTTGATAAGTAGCAGCTTGATAACCGCCAGCACCACCAACACCAGAAGAATAAGCATAGATAGGATTCATACCAGCTTTACGCATATCATCCATTGTCCATTGATATCGGTTTTGGTAGGACTCTTTAGTTAATTGATTAGCATCGGCAGCAGAGCCGGCAGTACGTTCGGAAGCATAGATAGAACCGGCAGTGCCAAGAGCAGCACCTACGAGATCGCCAGCAGAGCTAGCAATACTAGAGCCGATTTTTTTTACACCTTTCCATGCTGAAGAGAAAAATCCCATAATATAGCTCCTTAGAAATGATCGATAAGACCCGGGACGGAGTAAGTAGGCATCGGACGAGCACAGATATAGTCGAAATAAGCATCGAAGAGGAATTGTGGCTCAGTGTTTACAACAACGACACGGTCTACAGGTGGATCCTCTAGAATAAAGTCATCATTGAGGGTAGGCATAGACGCAAAGTCTTGCGAGAGGTGCCAAGCATCGAGAGTTTGTGCATCGTTTGAGCGCATTTTACCAGTAATTTTTGAAGGCTTATAGCGCATTTCAGCATAACGCTCTTGATATCCGAATACCTTTTCATTGTCAGGCGTACCAGTTGAGCCAGTATCGGTAGTCGGGTCTTGACAGTATATCTCTTGAGTTAGAACAGCCTGTTCACCCAGATGAGCAAAAGAGGGATAATAGAAATCGTAGCGAGTGCTACGAGAGAACATTTTATCAAGTCCCTGTTGGTAAGTAAGATCAGCCCTAACATTGATAAGACCCAGAATGACGCCATGTTCTGTAAAAGATTTTGTAAAGCCATGACCAGAGAAAGCTCCTACACCATAACCGGAAAGATTGCCTTGAGGAGTTGTAGCATCGGTAGAAGAAGTTTGTGCAACAGGATTGATGTTAATACGTTGAGAACCACCACCAAGATATTCAGGACGTTGAAGGCGGAAATCAGGAGACGTAACACCGAAATGACTTTTAATAATTTCTACATAACGGGTACCGCCACGGGCATCACGTTCAAAAAGTTTTTGAAGTTGAAATGCCTGGCGAAGTTGATTGATTGTAGCACTTGTCGCATCAGATAGATCAGCGTATAGAGCATCAGTAGCATCATCATCAGCAAATAGAGCATTGGTTACACCAATAGAACCATCGACGACAATATCAGTGCCAGCACCTTGACGCAGGAAAGATTGAGAAGTATCAGCGGAATTTCTTACTTTGAATTCGCCAGCAATCGGAGCAGTTTGACCAAGAGGTAAATCTACAGAGTCGCCTTTTTGTGGCCAAGGTAGACAAGAGGTGAAATAGTCATGCCTTTTTCCACGTCGTAAAAGTGCATATTGGGAGGTTGAGTCTGGCCCGACAGATGTATCCACGTCGGGCGAGTCGACCAAGTTTTGGTCTCGGAACCATTCACGATAAATAAGATTGTAAGCACGCAAATGAAAAACATTGTGCTCATAATCAGGCACTTGAGTAGGCAATCCCATATAATCATAGATAGTACCGTTCGCATATCCAGTCGAGGCAGGGGCAGCCATAATGGGCATAGTAAAGTCAGTTGAATCTCCCGGATTGTCCTGAGC